CGCACCCGATCATCCAAGCGACTTCGAGCTTCAAGCAGAAGAAGTCGCAAGGCACCTGGGGCGCCATCATCAAGATGCCGCTGGGCATCGCCGGCATGATCGGCGTCTAACGCCACAACCGCAGTACCAAGAGGCCCGCCACATTCGGCGGGCCTTTTTCATTCCTAGAGGAAATACGACATGTCGACCGTAACCGTCGCTTGCAAGCTGCCCAATGGTCTCGTGCTGGATCTGGCCGGCGTGGATCAGAAGTTCGTCCTGAACGGCGCCCATCACGATGAGTCGATTGCCGGCCACGGCATGACCGAGGTGGATGAGGACTTCTGGACGAAGTGGGCAGCCCTGCACAAAGACTTCGAGCCGGTGAAGCGTGGTTTCGTCTTTGCTGCGAAGGGCGAGCGCAACGCCGCCGCCCAAGCAAAGGAAAAGAAGGCGAACGTGACCGGCCTGGAAGGCCTGGATCCGAAGAAGCCCGCTCCCGGCATCGAAGCCGAAAACTACGAAGGCAAGAAGAAGGACTAGGCCATGGGCATCGTCACGTTCGATCCTGCCGAGTTCAAGGAACTGTACCCGTCCTTTGCGTCCCTGACGGATGCCCAGCTGACCCAGTCCTTCAACCTGGCCACTCTGTACCTGAATAACACTGAGTGCAGCAAGGTTCCGGACGTGCCGCAACGCAAGACTTTGCTGTACTTGCTCACGGCTCACATTGCCAAGATGGCTTATGGCGAAGGTGGCCAAAGTCCGTCCGGGCTGGTGGGCCGGGTCAGCAGCGCGACCGAGGGGTCTGTGTCCGTATCGTCCGACTACAGCGCGCCGGCGGGTTCTGCCCAGTGGTATCTGCAGACGCCCTATGGCGCCATGTACTGGGAGGCTACCGCCTGGCTACGCGTAGGCCGGTATGTCCCGGGTCCGAATGGCTATGCCGTGCCGGTGGTGATCCCATGGCGGCCGTGAACTTCAAGGGCGGTGACGCCCTGATGGCGCGTCTCAAAGAGATCGCCGACAAGGCCGGCCAGGGTGGGACGTTGCGGGTTGGGTTCTTGGAGAACGCCAAATATCCGGACGGTATGCCTGTGGCGATGGTCGCTGCGATCAACGAGTTCGGGCGTCCCGACCACAACCAGCCGCCGCGGCCTTTCTTCCGTCGAATGATCGAGGAAAAGCAAAAGGGCTGGGGCAAGTCGCTGGGGAATCTGGCAGTTGCCAACGAATACGACATCGATAAGTCCCTGGGCCAGATGGGCGAAGGGATGAAAGGCCAGTTGCAGGCGTCGATCCAGAAGTTCGAAAGCCCCCCGCTCTCGCCTAATACGGTGGCAGCCAAGGGCTTCGCCAAACCGCTGGTGGACACCGGCCACATGATGAACAGCGTGGATTACGAGGTCGACACATGAATTTGCACGGCATCGTAAGCCCGATCATCGACGCGGTGAATCCGATGATTACCGGCAAGGTCCGGTACAGCGACGGGTACGAGATGGGGCCAGGCCGCAAGCAGGTTCCCAAGTACTTGGTGCCGGCTGACGTCACCCTACAGGTCCAGCCGCTCAGTACGGGCGACCTGAAGCACCTTGAGGCCCAGAACATCCAGGGCGTGCAGCGCGCGGTCTATATGTTCGGGGATACGCAGGGCGTCGTGCGGCCTCTGGCGAAGGGCGGCGACCTGTTGGACTTCGGCGGCCAGACCTGGCTAGTCACGGCGGTCCTTGAGACGTGGCCGGGCTGGTGCAAGGTCGGGGTCACGCTGCAACTGGACGAGACGCCATGAGCGCGCAGATCAGCATTACCGAAGACGACCTGGTCGATGACCTGGGAGCGTTCGCTGACACGTTGGTGGAATGCGAGGTCGTGCGCGGCCAGGTGAACCGTGTGCCGACGCCGAAGGGTAGCGAGTACGTGATCGTCACCCCAATGGGCGTGATTGGCCTATCGACGCCGCGCACCGGTTACGACGACCCGACGCCCACCAAAGGGACGCGGGCGCTGACGCGCCCGACGCAGTGGTCGGCGCAGATTGATTGCTACGGCGAGCGGGCGCAGGACACGGCACTCGTGCTGTCTATCGCATTGCGCAGCCAGTACGGATGCGAATTCCTAGCCGAGCTAGGACGCGCGCAGCCGCTGTTCTGTGGTGAACCCAAGCAATTGCCGTTCGTCACAGGCGAGAACCAATACTCAGAGCGGTGGTCATTCGACGCCGTTCTGCAATTCAACCCAACCGTGACGCTTCCGCAGCAGTTTGCGGATCAACTCCACGTCGACCTGATCGAAGTCGACACGACTTTCCCTCCCGGAGCCTAAAGCTATGTCCATTCCCGCCAGTGAAATCGTCCAGGTAGTACCTGGCGTGATCGGCGCCGGCGGATCGGCGCTCGACCTGAACGGCCTGATCCTGACCGCCAATACCTCCGTGCCCGTGGGCGCGGTCCAAAGCTTTGCCACCCCTGACGACGTTTCGCGCTTTTTCGGCCCGACGTCGCCCGAGGCCGCTGTGGCCGCCTCCTACTTCCTTGGGTTCGACAACTCCACGAAGAAGCCTGGCAACCTGTTGCTCGCGCAGTACCCCAGCGCGCCCGTGTCCGCCTACCTGCGGGGTGGCTCGTTGGCGTCCATGACGCTGACCGAACTGAAAGCGCTCGCGGGTATCCTGACCGTGTCGATCGATGGCACGGCCAAGACATCCAGCGCCATCACCCTGACCGCGGCGACCAGCTTTTCGAACGCGGCGACGATCATCCAGGCGGCTTTCACGTCCCTGGGTGGCACGGTCACGTATGACGCGCAACTGGCAGCGTTCAAGTTCACGTCGTCAACCTCAGGCGCCACGTCGACCCTCAGCTTTGCCTCTGGCACGCTGTCGGCCGGCCTGAAGCTCACGCAGGCTACCGGCGCTGTGACGTCGCAGGGTGCGATTGCTGGTGTGCCGGCCACGAACATGACGGCCATCATCGGCGTCACGCAGAACTGGGCATCGTTCATGACCATGTGGGAGCCGGTGACGGCTGACAAGGTCGCGTTCTCTGCATGGACGAACAGCCGCGGGAATCGCTTCGCCTACGTCGGCTGGGATACGGACGTGCAGGCTACGACCCAAGGCAGCACCACGAGCTGGGCGGCCGTCGTGGCCGCGAACGAGTATTCCGGTTCGATCCCCGTCTACAAGGACATTCTGCACGCTGCTTTCATTCTGGGTGCGATTGCCAGTATCGACTTCGACCGCACGAACGGCCGCATCACCCTGGCTTTTAAGAGCCAGTCCGGCCTTCAGTTCACGGTGACCGATGCGACGACCGCCCAGACGCTGATCACCAACGGCTACAACTTCTATGGCGACTACGCCACGGCCAATGACCAGTTCCGGTTCCTGTATCCGGGGCAGATCAGCGGCGACTGGAAGTGGATCGACACGTATGTGAACCAGATCTGGCTGAACGCGGCGCTGCAACAGGCCATGATGACCTTGCTGACGCAGGTGAACTCGGTCCCGTACAACGCCGACGGTTACGCCCTGATTGACGCATCGTGCATGGACCCGGTCAATGCTGCAGTGAACTTCGGCGCCATCCGCTCCGGTGTTCCCTTGTCTGCATTGCAAAAGGCCCAGGTCAACAATCAGGCCGGCGTCCAAATCTCCGGCACGCTCGAAACGCGTGGCTGGTATCTCCAAATCCTGCCGGCGACGGCCCAAGTGCGCGCCGCGCGCGGTACGCCGCCCATGACCTTCTGGTACATGGATGGCGGATCCGTCCAGAAGCTCACCCTCGCATCCCTGGCCATTCTGTAAGGGCAACCGACATGTCCACTCTTACCAGTGCAAATTCCGTCCTGTATCTGGGCATCGCCGGCATCTTCCCGGTCCCCCAGAAGATCGAGGGCTACGCAACCGACGACGCTTTTGCGTTCGAAGCTGTGCAACCCGCCCAGGCCGTAATGGGTGTGGATGGCCGCATGTCGGCCGGCTACACCCCCTTCATGAGCATCCAGACGATCACCATCCAGGCGGATTCGCCTTCGATGATCGTCTTCGAGGCCTACATGGCGGCGATGAAGACGGCTCGCGAGGTCTTCTACTGCAACGGCACGCTGAACATCCCGTCGATCAGCCGCAAGTTCGTGATGACGCGTGGCGTGTTGACGCAGATCCCGTCCGCGCCGACCGCGCGCACGATCCTGCAACCCATGACTTTCCAGATCACCTGGGAAGACGTCTCTCCGGCATTGGTCTGATATGGCCCGCAAACAGGCAACCGTAACGATCAGCGCCGAGGGGCGCGACAAGGGCAAGGTGTTCGTCTTGACCGAGCTTCCGGCCTACGAGGCGGAAGACTGGGCTGGGCGGGCGCTTTTCGCCCTGATGAACGCGGGGGTGGAAATCCCCGACAACATCGCCGAAGCCGGGTTGGCTGGCGTCGCGGCGCTGGGCATCAAGGCGTTGACGAAATTGCCTTATGACGGCGCCAAGCCGCTTCTGGACAGCATGATGAAGTGCGTGCAGATCCAGCCCAGCCCGAGCGTGGTTCGCCCACTCGTCGCCGACGATATCGAGGAAGTGGCTACGCTGCTGACGCTGCGCAAGGAGATTCTGGGCCTGCACATGGATTTTTCTATGGCCGTCGCTCAATCGACTTCGGGCTCCAAGCCTGGCAAGGCGGCGGCCCGAGGCTGATCCAGTACGCCAACGTGCCGCGCAACATCGCGGCGGTGATATCTCGGCACCCGGGCCTGCTGCATGACCTGCAAACGGTCTATGGGGCCGAGGACCTGTACAACCTGCTGGAGGTGTTCGCGGTTGACGCGCACAACCAGCAGGCGATAGCCAACGCGAGGAAATAGCATGGCCACAGTAATCGACGCGCTGGTTGTCACCTTGGGCATGAACGCCAAGGGCTTCAAGCAGGGGGCCGCTGAGGTAGACACCTCGCTCACGCACACGCGTGAAGAGTCCGCGAAGACCGCCCGCGAGATGGAAGTGCGAGGCAAGCAGGCGGCCATGTTCTTCAGCAAGGTGCGCAACGAGGCGCTGGCGCTGCTGGCGGTGTTTACCGCCGGCATGGGCATCAAGAGCTTCGTGTCCAGCACCATTCAGTCGACGGCAAGCCTTTCGCGCTTGTCAGAGAACCTGAACATGAGCGCGCAGGACCTAGCCGAATGGCAGCTGGCCGCTAAGAATGCCGGCGGATCGGTCGAAGGCATCACCGAGCAACTGAAGGAATCGGCCGACCAAGTCGCCAAGTTCAAGCGCGGAATGGCGGCCGAGACGTTGCCCGCCTTCTTCCAGTTCGGCGGCAAGACCGAAGATCTGAAGGACGGCAATACGTACCTGGAAGCCCGGGCGCGTATCGTCGCGGAGATCTACAAGACCGATCGCGCGCGCGCTGGCTTGGCCGCGAACATGATGGGCCTGGATGCCCAGCAGTTCAACTTGTACAAGGACGGGCCGGAAGGGATCGCCCGTAGGCGGCAGGAGCAGTCTGGCCCGGCAGCCGCTCAAGCAGCAGCAGCGGCCCGCGCCGAGCGATTGCGGCAGAAGTACGACACCGCGATGAACAAGCTCTCTAGCGTCGGCGTGAACGTTCTGACGTCCATGATGCCGGCCTTCGATTTCCTCGTTTCCAAGCTGATTGAGCTTGGCGACTGGATTATTACGAACAAGGCACAGATCAACGAGGGCGTGAAGTTGCTGGTGATGGGCTTCGAGCAGATCCTCAAAGCCATCACCGAGGTGGCGAATAAGCTCATCCCGGAAGAGACGCGCAAAAAGATTGCCGAGTCTAAAGACCCTGTTCTGGCGTCGATGCTCGCGGCGAAGGACGCGATTACGCCCAGTTGGATGTCGAAGGCGAAGGCTGATCTCACTCCTGATGCCAGCGACGCTATCGCCAAGTTCGAAAAGATGGGCTGGTCACGCGCTCAGGCAGTCGGAATCGTCAACAACTTGCAGGCCGAGAGCGGCGGCAAGCTCGACCATCGTGCGGTTGGGGACAACGGTACGGCGTTTGGGGTGGCGCAGTGGCGAAATGAGCGTGTGGACATGTTCAAGCAGGTCATGGGCGTGGCGCTGTCGGAATCCACACGCGATCAGCAATACGCGTTTGTCGACTGGGAGTTGCGCAACACGCACAGGGCAGCGGGTGACAAGTTGAAGGTGGCCAAGTCTGTGGAGGATGCCAGCCGCGTAGTCACTACCGACTTTGAGATCCCGGCGCAAAAGGAAAGGAAGGCTGAAGAGCGCGCCGCCGTAGCTACTGAATTGGCGCGGCTGGCTCAAGCCGAGGCGTTGAAAAATGGCGCGATGGCGTCGGTTGGCGCAGCCCAGGCGGCACAGCCGACTGCGCAGTCTGTCAGCAACGCCGCGACTTCTACGACGACCAATTCCACCGAAACCCACATCAGCGGTCCGATCACTGTCGTGACTGCAGCGACAGACGGCGCTGGCATCGCGCGGGAGCTGGGCGGTATCGGCAAAAACCAGAACCTGGTTCAACAGGGCAACACGGGGCTTTTCTGATGGCGCTGATTCCTTTCCCGAACGTCCCTCAGGTGCCGGGCGTGCCGGCCATCTTCCGTGAAACGACCATTCCGTCCTTGCCGGAGCTGGTCAACATAGGCCTGGGCGGCCTGGCTGAGCTGTTCTTCGGCACGCCGCTCTGGGGCCTTTACACCCAGGACGGCCAGCAGGCGGTCGTCTTTGACTCGTTCCTGGGCGTGCGCTTTCGGAACGGCGGCCGGATATCCAGCTTTCCGGTGGAGCAAGGTGGGTTCTCGTCTTTCAATAAGGTCGACACACCCTACGACGCGGCGATCCGGCTGGCGCACAGCGGTGACTTGGCCTCGCGCAATGTGATGCTGGCGGTGCTGGAACGCATTGTCCGCAGCACGGAGCTGTATTCAGTGGTCACCCCGGAAATTGTCTATGCCTCGGCCAACTTGGTGAACTACTCCTACACGCGTGACACCCGCGGCGGGTCTAGCCAGTTGATCGTGGAGCTGTTCCTTGAAGAGGTGCGGCAGACCGCCGCGGCCCAATTTTCGGAGACAGAGGAACCCAGCGGTGCTGACCCGCAGAGTAATGGCCAGGTTCAGACCTTTCCGATTGGTACGGAACCCGGGGAGCCGTTGATTGTGAGCACGGAGTTTCAATGAGGAAGATCCCCCTTCGCCCGGTGCCGTCCCAGTCGCTCAGCGTTGTGCTGGCCGGCCAAAGCTGCCAGATCAATGTCTACGAAAAGTCGACGGGCATGTACCTGGATCTCTTTGTGAATCATCAGCCCATCGTGACCACGGCGTTATGCCATGACCGCGTGCGACTGGTCCGGGAGACTTATCGGGGCTTTGTGGGCGACCTGACGTTTATCGACACGAACGGCTATGCGGACCCGGTGTACACGGGCCTGGGTGGCCGATTCATCCTGGCGTACCTGGAAGTTGGTGACCTATGACCTTCGTCAAGCGGCGTATCGACGTCACCATTAGCCTGGGTGAAGGCAAGTTTGGCGATACGAAGGGGCCTGACGTCACGTTGACGGGATACCGGGTGTCCGCTGCCGTGGTTTCCTACAACGGGGATTCGCAAAGCCAACTTCAACTGCGGATCTTCGGTTTGACCCAGGACATGATGAATCAGTTGACCGTGATTGGTCCGATCATGACCGAACGGCGGAACAACCGAATCCTGATCGCCGCCGGCGATGTGGGCCAGGCGCTCAGTGTTGTTTACGAAGGAACCATTTCCCAAGCCTGGGCAGATTACAACCAGGCGCCGGAGGTTGTGTTCAACGTCGTGGCGCTGGCCGCTGCACTGGATGCCGTCAAGCCGGTAAACGCGCGGAGCTATCGCGGGTCGACAAACGTCTCGGTGATCGCCTCCGACCTGGCTGGCGCTATGGGCCTGGCGTTTGAAAATAACGGGGTGACGGCTCAGTTGTCCAACCCGTACTTCAGCGGAACGGCATTGGAGCAGTTGCGGGCCTGCGCTAACGCGGCACGTATCAGCTACACGATTGACCGAGGCGTACTGGCCATCTGGCCGCGTACCGGAGCGCGCCAGGGTGATGCGATTGAAATCTCGCCCGAGAAGAACCTGATCGGATACCCGACTTTCACCGGCGGCGGTATTGCCTTCACCGTGCTTTTCACACCCGAGCTGAGCTTGGGTGGCCTGGTGCAGGTCACCAGTTCGATTGAGGCAGCACATGGAGAATGGGTAGTCGTCAGTATCGTGCATACGCTGGAGGCTGAAGTGCCCGGCGGCGCTTGGCTCTCGCAAATCATGTGTCAAAGGCAGATCAATGGCTGAACAGTTCGGATATGCCGGTCAGGCGCGCGCGGCCGAAGGCGTCGACGAGTACGGCGCGTTGATGTTCGTAATCGGTCAAGCGTTGGCCCGCCTCAGCACGGTCACGCTGGTGCGGGTCGTGTCGGTGACGAACAATGGGGGCCTGTCTCCAGTTGGATTTGTCGATGTCCAGCCTCTGGTGAACCAACTGGATGGCGCGGGCAATGCAGTGCCGCACGCAGTGCTGCACCAACTGCCTTACTTCCGTCTGCAAGGCGGTACCGACGCCGTGATCTTGGACCCGAAGATCGGGGACATCGGCATAGCTGCGTTCGGAAGCCGGGACCTGTCGGCGGTCAAGGCGAGCAAGCAACAAGCTAATCCCGGTTCCTGGCGTACCCATGACATGGCCGACGGGCTTTACTTCGGCGGGGTACTGAACGGCACGCCCGTGCAGTACGTGCAGTTCACGGCTGGCGGCATCAACGTGGTGTCGCCATCCAAGGTGACGGTGCAGGCGCCGAACATCGAACTGAACGCAGCCACGCAGTGCGCGCTGAACTCGCCAGTGATCGTCCTCAACGGCACCGTGCAGCAAGGGGCTGGCTCGTTCGGCGGCACGTCAACCTGGCAGGGCAACATGAACACGCTGGGAACGCTGCGAAACAACGGCAAGGACGTGGGCTCTACTCATACCCACCCGGGCGTGCAGAGCGGGCCTTCGAATACGGGGACACCAAATTGAACACGCTTCTACTGGACCGGACGGTCTGGGATCTTGTCCTGGACGCGGCCGGCAACATTGCTATGGCGTCGAATCCCTACGCCGTGGCCCAGGACGTGGCCAGCGCCATCAAGCTGTTCAAGGGCGAGCTGTTCTACGACAAGGCGCCGGGCGTGCCGTACTGGCGCGACATCCTCGGGTACCGGCCCCCGCTGGCGCTTGTACGCGAGCATATCCAAACTGCGGCGCTGACCGTCCCGGATGTGGCCGCAGCCGTCTGCACGATCACAAGCTTCAACGATCGGACCCTAACCGGGTACGTCGAAATCACCCTGACCGACGGCACCCAGCAGACCGTCAGTATCTGAGGAAACCATGGCTACAAGCTCCCAAGTGCCGCGCGTGCAGTTCACGCCGGAAGGGCTGGTGCTGCCCGAAGAGTCGGCCATCCTGGCGGGCGTCCTGACTGACATGGATTCTGCCTTTGGCGGGGGCCTGAACAAGTCGCTGGAGACGCCGCAGGGGCAACTGGCATCGAGCACCACGGCCATCATCGGCGACAAGAACAACGAGTTCGCCAGCTATGTGAACCAAGTTGACCCCGCGTTTGCTGCTGGGCGCATGCAAGACGCCATTGGGCGCATCTACTTCATCGACCGCAAGCCCGGTACGCCGACGACTGTGTTGGCCACGTGTGTCGGCCTGGCGGGCGTGGTGATCCCTGTAGGCGCGACCGCGCAGGCCGTTGACGGTAACCGCTACCTTTGCACGCAGGCCGGCACGATTCCGGTCACTGGCAGTATCGATCTACCCTTCGCTTGCGCAGTTGACGGCCCGATCGCCTGCGCGCCGGGTGCGCTGAATCAGATTTACCAGGCGATTCCTGGCTGGGATTCGATCACCAACGCGGCCGACGGAACGGTTGGCAGCCTAGTGGAGAACCGCGCTGAGTTCGAAGAGCGTCGGCGTCAATCGGTGGCCCTGAACGCCATCGGCTCCCTGCCTTCGATCTACGCGAACGTGCTGAACGTTGCTGACGTCATCGACGTGTACGTGACCGAGAACAACACCAGCGCGAACGTTACGGTGGGCGGCGTGACGCTGATACCCCATTCGATCTATGTGGCGGTGGTCGGCGGCGCCGCGGCGTCGATCGCTGATGCCATCTGGCGCAAGAAGTCCAACGGGGCCGACTATAACGGGAACACCAGCTACACCGTGCAGGATACGGCGGGCTACGACTTCCCCTATCCGTCCTACGTCGTGAAGTGGCAAACGCCGACCGCGTTGCCGGTGCTGTTTGCGGTCCAGATCACAAACAACCCGAGCCTGCCGTCCAACATCGCGGCGCTGACCAAGCAGGCAATCATCGCCGCCTTCAATGGCGCCGATGGCGGCCTGCGCGCGCGGATCGGTTCGACTCTATTCGCCAGCCGCTACTACGCACCCATCGTGGCCATTGACCCGAGCATTTCGATCATTTCGCTCCTGCTGGGCACCTCGACCCCGACGCTGCCGAGCGTCACGATCCCCATCAACCGGACGCCGACGATCTCGGAGGCGAACATTACGGTGACTTTGGTATGACGACGAACATTGTCAACGTCTTCGAACCGGCGCAGTTTGGAATCGGGGACGGCGCTACCACGCAGTTTCAAATTGGCGGCCCGCGCGAGACGCTGACGTCGATCACGCCCACGGGGGTATGGCGCCAGGACTGGCAGGGAAACCAGCGCCTATATCCTACGCCGCGCACGAACTTGCAGGCCAACTCCGAAGTTGTGGGGGGCTTTGGATGGCAGTTGGCAAGGACGTCGGGATCTACCGGGGCGAGGATCGGCCCAGATGGCGCCCTAGGAATGTCACTCATCACTCAAACTGTATCGCCCGGTCCAGGGTATGTTTATCCCGCCAGCGCATACCGTCCTCCGGTGACGTCCAATACGGTATACCGTGTCTCGGTCTATTTAGCTAAGGGAAATTCACAAACGCCCTCTTTCGGCGTATTGGACGCTGTGCTTGGGACAGTCGCCAGTTGTGCCATCGACTGGTCCGTCGCCGAGCCAGTCCTATTCGCGTTTTCCAACGTGATCGACAGTTCGGTAGTTGCGGGCCCCCACGATACGTACAAGGTCACGCTGGTGGTGAACTCTGGGGCGGCGACATCGCTGGTACCCGTGGTTTATCCGGATCGGCTACAGGGAATTGGGTCGACAATTTACGTCGGCTACGCGCAAACCGATCTGCTAGGAGGCGCGTACATAAGGACGGACACGGCACCGGTTACTGTCACCGACTATGCCGCTTCCTCCACTGGTCTGGTCATCATGGGCCAGGTGCCGGCAATTGGCGCATCCCTGACCTGGACCGGCAGCTACACCTACGAGTACCGCGAAGACGCGCCAACCCTGGCCGACCGCACGGTCATCAGCCAGTACGCGAATAGCCCCACACTGCGGCAGCTCATCCGCAACATGGACGAGTACATCAACCCCGATGCTGACTTCGACGCGTTCTATGACTACGTCTGGAACGTAGAGACGGCGCAGGGCTTCGGGCTGGACGTGTGGGGCAGGATTGTCGGCGTGGGGCGGATGCTGACGATCCCGGCTTCGGAGACGTTCTTGGGGTATCAGGAGGCCTATACCGCTCCCACGGCTGCCACAGGCGCGCAGCCGTTCGGCCAAGCCCCTATGTACGTAGGGGCGGCGTCTTCGCAGACCTACCGCTTGGCGGATGACGCGTACCGCAAGCTAATCCTCGTCAAGGCCCTGGCCAACATTAGCGATTGCACGTCGCCGAGCCTTAATAGGCTGCTGTCGAATCTGTTCGCCGGACGCGGCAGGTGCTATGTCACCGACACCGGCCTGATGGAGTTTCGGTACGTCTTCGAGTTCGCATTGGAACCGTATGAAGTTGCGATCATGACTCAGTCCGGAGCCATACCGAAGCCCGCTGCGGTTCTCGCAAACGTGTTGCAAGTCGACGTTCCAACAACTTTTGGATTCAACGAAGCGGTGATGCAACCCTTCGGATCCGGTGTCTTCTTTACCTCTTCGGGGCTTATCCATGCAAGCTAGTAACGCACCCAGCAAGTCAGCAGTCCCGTTCGCAAATAGCGGGGCGAAAAATACCATTCCCGTGGCTTCGCAGATCGGCGTCACGCCAGGCTTGGCGTCTTTTACGGATGGGTTTCCTCCCCTGACCATGACCCCCTTGGCTGCGGGCGGGGTGCCGCCGTATGGTCAGGATTTCAACGGCATTCTGAACTTCCTCAGCGCCGCGACACGATGGGCACAAGCGGGGGCCGGGTATTCCTATGATGCGGCGTTTTCCACCGCTGTGGGAGGCTATCCCAAAGGTGCCACGCTGGTCATGGCAACCGGCAATGGCTATTGGATGAGCACAGTCGAGAACAACACGAGCAACCCGGACACGGGCGGAGCAGGCTGGATCGCACTGCCAGCGGGGATCGCCAGCGTGGCCCAGGCTCAAGCTCAAACCGAAAATACTCTGGCGCTCACCTCCCTACGGCTGGCCGACGCCTTCAAGGGCGGGAATCAAGCGTTGACGGCTAACGGGCGGCAGAATCTGCCCGGCGGGTTGAAATTGCAATGGGGCTCACTGGTCATCACGACAGTAAGCGGGTCGGGGAGCGTCGCGACGGCCGTCTTTAACCAGGCGTTCACATCCTGGCGGCAGGTCGTTTTGCTAGAGCGATCAAACGCAAACAACATTCAGTACAAGGCCTATGACAATGACGCCAGTGTCTTGACAGGCGTCCAGATCAACCTGGTTGCTATCGCCGGATCCGGTGGTATCTCGGTGCCGGTTGAATACATCGTAGTAGGAGTTTGAAATGGCATTCGTTTGGAAAAATGGTGGCTGGTATGACAAAGCCCCTGGCGGGCATGAGGTCGAGCCGCAATACAAGGCCGAGCTTATGGCGGGTCAGATCGTGGATTACTTCATTGCCACGGCTGAGGATGGCCGCCCTTACTTGGAGCGGCGACCGGGACCGACTGACGAGCAATTGGCGCAGTCCGTCCGTGCTGACCGAGATGAGCTACTGCGGCAAACGGATTGGACCCAAGCCGGCGACGTGCCTTTGGCGTTAAGAAAGTCCTATCGCGACTATCGGCAGGCGCTTCGCGACATGACCGGCCAAGAGGGGTTCCCGCGAAATGTCGTGTTTCCGGAAATGCCTAACGAGCAACAGTAGAAGCCGCTAACGCGGCTTTTTTTTCGTCTACAGAGGACGCGATGTTGTCGCCTCTTAGGAAATTCCATGGTTGACGAACATCTGTCCGATGCGTTCATCAAGTCTTTGCACGCACGCGTGGTGCAAATGGAGCAAGACATGGCCCACAACGCGGCAGCCACTGCGCGTAATACGGAGTCGATTGAGACGATCCGGCAGAACACACAGGACATCGTGGACACCTTCGCTGCGCTGGCCGGTGGGTTCAAGGTCTTGCAGGGGCTGGGCCGACTCGCGCGGCCGATTGGGTACATCGCCACCGCGATCGCGGCCACGCTGGCAGCGGTGGCAGCCGTGAAGGGGATTTGGAAATGATCTCGGAAAGCCTGAAACGCAAGTTGCTTGCAACCGCCAGCGCCGGTTCGATCGCCATTGCAGGCGTACTGGTCTCGCACTTCGAACCGGGGAAAGCTCGTGGCAAGCCGTATATCGATCCCGTTGGCGTGCTGACGGTTTGCGATGGACATACCGGCTCAGACATCGACCCAAAGCGGATCTACACCGACGCGGAATGCGATGCCTGGCGCGACGCTGACCTGGACGTTGCTGATCGTGCCGTACGTCGCTTGATCACCGTCCCGCTCAATGACTGGCAGCGCGCGGCTTTGATCGACTTCACGTACAACCTGGGCGCCGGGAACCTGGCCGAGTCGACCATGCGGCGCAAGTTCAACGCGGGTGACTATGCCGGCGGCTGTGCCGAGCTGGACCGCTGGGTGAAAGGGCGCGTGGGCGGCGTGCTGATGACGCTGCCAGGCCTCGTTACGCGCAGGGAGGTGGACACATGGGTCTGTCTACAGCATTGATTGGCTGGAAGGGATACGCCGCGGCCCTGGTGGTGGGTGCGATCGTGGCGGGCGGCGCGGCCTGGCAGGCCCAGGGCTGGCGCTGGGCTGCGAAGCTGGCTAGGGCCGAGGCCTCACGCGCGCAAGAGCGTGATGCTCAGGCCCAGGCCACGATGACCGCTATCGAGGCGGCCCGAGAAGAAGGAAAGCGGCGCACAGCCGCGGTGGAGAAAGCGCGTGATGATGCAACGAAACAGGCCGAGGCCGCGGCTGGTGATGCTGCTGGCGCTCGCGCTGAGCTTGGCCGGATGCGCGCCCGCGCAAACTCGTTGGCTCGCGCCGCAGCCGTCCTCGACCCCGCCGCTGCCGACGGAAGCCCGGCAGGAGCCGCTGCCGTCGATTTGCTCGCCTACATGCTCGGCCGGGTTAGCAACAGAGCTACAGAGCTTGCGGGGATTGCAGATCGCGCCCGCATCGCGGGACTGACTTGTGAAAGGGCCTATCAGTCGTTAAGGTAGGACGAGCTCACGGTAGGGCTGTGGCGCGATCAGCCGCTGTGGTGCTATTGGGGCTTCCTGAAGGCGGCTTTTTCCAGGAAAACCGGCCCTTGAGTTTTAAGAACGGCATTTCAAACACGTGGTACGAGACGATCGAAACGCCAAAAGTAAGGACTACGCCCCATATCACGGGAGGTGGCCAGTAATGGGAGTCGATATTTCCGTTGCCGGTGAAAATTCCTTGCCAAACGTATAGGCCATAGCTGATCTTGCCGAGGTAACCGATAGGGCCCCAGTCAAGACGCTTGACCACCCAGCTCTCTTGATTGAGGACGAGCCAAGAAATTGTTCCTGCTATCCCCGTCACGACCACGAAGCGTTCCAGGAACTGCAGCGGGCTGAACCACTCTGCCACAGCCGCAGTGAAATCTGGGAATATAAGGGGCCAGAACAGCATGATCACTGAAGCGGCCAGGGCCGCCTTCGTCGCGAGGAACTCTCTAAAGCGGCTCCAGTGATGGCATGACAGTGCGAACAGACAACCCACAAAAATCGGATACGCGGCAGGAAGGAACCACCGCGTGACGTAATACGTGTTCGGGATCGGCGAATCCAAGTCGATAGCGAGGTACGCCATATAACACGCGACGATCGACAGAATGCAGATGCCGATGAGCCGGAGAGGCTTCACAATGAGCGACGCGAAAATGAAGGGCCAGAGCAGGTAAAACTGCTCCTCAACGGCCAAACTCCAAAGATGGCTCAGGAAGCCCACGTTGTCTTGGACGCGAACGAAGTTATAGGTGTAAGTGATGCCGTGGAGTAAGGCGGCGCTAGAGATCTGCTGCACGCCGAAAAGGCCAAATAGCGCTGCTATCAAGATTGCGACGTAGTAAAGCGGCAAGGTGCGGAGGGCACGCCGGACGAAAAAATTCTTGATGTTGACGATACCCGTCTTCTGCTTTTCCGCGATCAATAAGGTCGTAATCAAGAAACCAGAAATCACGAAAAATATGGTCACGCCGGTGAAAGCATTGAACACCGTAAAGAACGATTTGAGGACAGGGGTCGATACAGCGTTCGTCACTCCAACGTGGGACAAAATCACGAGAAGCACGGAGAGCGCCCGCAGAGCATCGAGTCCTATGATCTTTTTCATGGCGCAAAGGTGGTTGATCGTCAGATCGCAAGTTTAAACGGTTGCGTGGCCATGGGCCGCTGGACCCGTTGCCGAAGGCCAGGACCACCTAGGGTTTGGTCGACGTGCAAAAAAAGCGCCCCGGCTTGGGGCGCTGATCTATCTTCAGTTGCGGTGCCGCGCGGTGGCGCGTGGCACATAGCGGACATGGCCACCCGGAGGCGGTAGCCACGACTTCGTTTCCTTCATCCATCCGGATTCCCAGGCCTCAACCTTTTCACGCCATTCCACGATCGATTCGCCCGTATGGCCGGGCATTTCTGCCGCTCGATAGTAGGGGCAATCCCACAAGGTCAATCCGTCGCGGGCGGCGCTGGCGCCCAGCTTTTGGATGTCTTCGCGATGCATTGCCGTACCCTCCAAAAGTAGATGATTGGGGAAATTATTATTGCGCTTTCGGCTTGGTGGCTGCAATAGTGTTGCAGCACCCCCTGCGCTCGTTTCATTGCCTGATCCACTGCATCCACCACCCCTGGTAGTAGCGCCGGCCGTCGATCTCCTCGAACCCGCAGACCATCATGCCGCGGTCAGACGAGAACGTCAGAAGCTCGGGCTCTAGCAGATCGGGGATGGCTCCCTTGTCGGTGGCGCCGAACTTCAGCAGGTCGTCCATCGTCATGACGCGGATGGACCGCTTCATGTCGTCCCGCATGACCGAATACATGCGGACGGTGCCTGTGATGGTCGGGCCCGGGTCGCGGTCGTGACGCTTCTGGCCGAGATGGTGGGTGCGGGTGACGGTGCAGAGCATGATGTGCTGGAAAACTACTGTATGGACATACAGTTTAATCGCGCCTAGAATTCGCGCAATTCGGCCCCCTTTATGGCCGACGGGGACGGAACATGGCGGATCTTGGGGAGTGGGCGCAGCGCGATGAATATTACTGGGCAGGCCCGGGCGGCTGGACCATTTGCCGCGTGTTCGCGCAGGCCCGCTGGCAGTTCGAAGTGTGGGCGGGCAATGGCACGCGCCACGGGATGGAAGCATCCCTGGCCAAGGCCATCCAGCTTTATGAGCGCGTCAGAGGCTGACGCTATTTGCCGGGCATCGGCGTGGCGACCAGCTTGTCGGCCGGGAAGGGCACCAGAAAGTCGCGGGTGGCCTCGGCTGGCGCGGTCAGCCAGTCGCCGTAGGCGCCTTCTGGCAGGATGACGACCATGCGCTTTTCCTTGCCGGCCTGGTGGTATTCGCGGAAGAGGGGATCATCGTCCGCATTGATGGTCAACATGGTGTAGCTGTCCTGCCACTGGCCGGCGGCGTCTCGGTAGCGGTCCCACAGTCCGGCGATACCCAGCGGCGCACCGTCGGCCCGGGTGAAGCGCGTGGCCACCGCAGCGCCGGATCTCCAATCGGGTTCGAAAATGGCGTCGGCCGGGATGATGCAGTGCTGCCCGCGGCGCCAGGCGTTCCCGAACGTGAAGGACTTGGGCGCCGTCTCGCTGCGTGCGTTGAATGTCGACAGCTTGCCGGCCTTGTCCAGGCTATCGGCTTTCGTCATGGCGCTGATCAGGCCCCAACGGCCGGCCACGGCTTCCCGCTCCGGTACCGCCTCGTCGCCCGCGTCATGCTCGACCGGCCGGCGCACGAACACGCCCTGGTAGCGCGGCCACATGTCGTACTTGCCGATGGCGGCCGGCTTCTCGCGCACGCCGAATTTTTTGAGCAGCAGTTCGGCGTCCTTCAAGGTCTGGTAGTGGCTGCACATCGTGTGTCTCCATTCGATTGCGGCAGTTCGCTTCAACTGCTATGGTCATCATTCCCAAACCAAATTTAGAACAAGATTATGGCCGACGACACCCAGCAACAGACCCAAGTTAACTCACTAGATTTGGCTCTCATTCGGCAGACTACCTCTGCCAGTCCCCAGGACGTGAATTCGTATCTGGACCTAGGTTGGCGTGTTCTTAAGGTACTTGCAAAGAAGGATGATGACGGCAGCGAGTTCGTTCGATATGAGTTGGCATGGGTGCAAGATTTGCCCGCCCCTTCGCCGTATCGGAACGCTATCTAGCGGCTCTCTGGTGGGTTTCAAGCGGTGGGGGATTTATTGGCAAAATAGGCGCAATCCGCCGTAATTGTCGCGGCGGGCGCGAAGCCAAAGCCCTGTAAAATCAACGGCCTAGGGCTATGCGTCTAATGCGTCCGTTGACTCATAATCCGTTGGTGCCGAGTTCGACTCTCGGGGGGCCTACCAAAGAAATCAAGGGGTTACGCCAATTTGGCGTAGCCCCTTGTTCTTTCTGGTACGTACATGGTGCGCACTGTGGTGCCGAATCCACGGTCGTACATTTTGGATTCGTACAATCCGATCAGCCCACCGCCCCGACAGCGGACAGCGATTCCCAGGCGCCACCCCATTCCTCGCGAGCGGCTCGGTCCTGGGCTTCTTCCTCGGTCTCGTCGAACGCGCTGAACACGTCGCCCAGCTGCGCGCCCAGCGTGGCGAACTCTACGCCCGCGCCAGCATTTGGCTAGCGGCCAAAGTGCCAACCTCAATGCGCCGGAAATCTCTACTTCTGATCCGGACTAATTAGGGGTTGAAGTAAAACGACGTTTGTACTCTAAAACGAATTTTGTGACGTCGTTTTCGGCGTTGGGGGGGCAGTCCTGATCAAGTTCTTCTCGGATATCTATTCGGTCTAGGGGAACGTCGGACAGCAGGTTGCGACGCTGAGCAGGCAGGAGCCGACTTTCAACTCCGGATATGGCTAGATGCTGGCCTAAGAGGGTCTCAGCAGGTTCGTTCACGAAAGCTGGGCCATAGTCGAACCGGCCTTGAGATACAAGGAAGGGCCATATGGAGCAGTACGCATCCATCGCGTCTGACGATCCCAGCGCAAATAGATCGCTGAGGCCTTCGCCATGAGTCCCATCGATGTAAATGCGCCAGTTGGCAGTTGATGAGTCTACCGCGTACTCCATTAGGTTCGGGATTGCGATGTCGAGATCAGGTCGAACACGAACGACGATATCGTAGGTTTCATTTCTATCAACTTCAGCCTGCTTTCGCAACTCGTTGCAAGCATGCATCTTGTAGAACATTTTCGCTTGGTTGGAGCGGTTCATGTACATAAGACCCTCAGGGATGCTGTACTTGTCCTCGAACTCTGCCTCTGCTTCGACTACGACTGCTCGACAATCGAGAAACGACCTGATCCATTCTTCCGTTACGAGCTCGGACGTCGATTTGGTGATTTTTTCCGTCGTTGCTGGGAATCTCAGGCGAAAGGCACCCGGTTGACGCAAGTGTTCAGGTAGGAAGTGAACCAGCTCGTCCCCCAGGAATCGGTTCAGATGACGGAATTCTGGAGGCGCAGACGGTTGCGTGTCCCACGTGTGGACGAAAACGTCGGCGTTGAGGGGAATGACAATGTTCCGTTTCAGGTTTTCTGCGTTCTTTGCGAAACATCGCATTTGCCCTGATATGCATACAGCAACCCTAAGTTGCTGGCGAACCGGTCCAGTAGTTCGAGTATTCCCGATACATGCGAGAGTTAATATGGCCTTGTTGCTGACGAATTCCGATATTTGGGTGCGCAGGCGCTCAGAAGTGTGAACTTGGCCCTTCAGCGCCGCGCTGTTGGTTTGGCGGATGACATCAAAAGCCAGCGCTTGGTTCATGCCCATTTGGTCAAGGGGGCCATGAAAGATTGGGATGTCCTGAGCGCCTTCTGACAAAGAACGGGCTCGATGCGAGAGAAGTTGATATTGGAAATCCGCATGCCCGGTACGGGCGTTGTCGTTCAGAAGACGGTGGGCATCATCTACAAGTCTCCAATGCAACAAGGTTTTAGCCAACCTGATTACAGTGGTCTTCTCGTTTGGATGATTGAGATAGGCCAAATGACGAAAGAAAAAAAGGCGGCTGGCATATCTTTGATCTGTAGGGAGCGGTCGGCAAGCAACGTCAAAGAATTCTTGATCCCTTCTGCCGGAGTGGAAGGCTACCCACGAGCCCGCTATTGCGGCGCTAATTTTTCCATTGGCTACTGCCTCAGCGATGCCCTGTGATAGCGGAAGAGCAGTGTAGGGGCTCCATTCTTCGACGCTTCTTTCCCATTGACTCTTCGCATCTGCTAGGTCATTTTCAAAAGCGACATACGTTCTTCCGAGCCCGCTAGCGTAGCCTTTGATAAGTTCAGCTGTGTCGAACCTCTTGAGCGCTAAAGCGATGGGGAATATCTCTCGCAAACACTTTTCGTCATTTCTCGCCGCTGGGGAAGAAAAAAAGGCTTCGATAGCCAAGTCCCAGCGATGGCTGTAGTTCAAAGACCGAAGCAAGCGATGGGTTGCGATCGACGAGTTATCAACGTTCCTGGTTGCACGTAATGCGGCTTCGAGGGCATCCGCCCGCAAAAGCAAATTGAAAAAACCGTCACATTGCGCCAAGTATCCCCGAACCAAAGTTGGCCACTTTTGTTCCATCACCCAGCCGGCCGCGGCTACCGATAACCAATCCCCTGCGGCTGAAAATTCGAGAATGCGCGATTCGAAATCGCCTTTGGCGTCTAGCTCTCCTGACAGCTTTGCTGCAGCTAACGCTAACAATTCAGTGGTGCGATCTTTGCGTACAAAGTTGGATTGTGCGGGATATCTGAATTTGATAGGCATGAGATGCGTAATTTTTGAGCTTTTTGGGCGGAGACCGTTCTTTTGACTTTGCTGGCTCGGGGGGATTTCCGCATCAGCTAGGAATGGCTGAAGGTTACAACATCAAGTCTGGGGCTATCCCGTTGTCAGCGCGGAATTGTTACCGCATTTATGGTTCTTCTGATGGGACGCCGGGCCGCGATCCTTCGATAGCTTGATTTCCTCCTCTGCCCCGATCTCGCGTCCCCACGGTAATCCCCCCGCAAAAGCGATGATGGGGATTCCTCCGCCTTTTACGCTAACCCTCGGCGTTCTCACCGAGGCGCCATCCCCTTTCTTAGCCGCTCCGGCGCTTCCATCAACGATGTCGTCATCCCGTCGCGCTCCTGGACACAGGGTTCATCCCGCAGGCCTTTCATGAAGTCGTCGTAGAGCTCGCCTGTCAGACCGGCTGGCCGCTTCAGGTCTGCAGACAGTTGATAGGCGCGCAGTAGCACTGAGCGCAGCCGCTTGACCTCCCATAGCAATGAGATAACGTCGGCGTTCCAGGGCTGGCGCTCGCGGATGATGCGTAGGTCGGCGTGGGTAAGGGGGGCTTTGAACGGCATGATGGAAAAGACTGTTTATTTATCCAGTGTATTCCACAAAAAACGGGGTCATTCCACCGTGCTGGATATCTGCCGCCAGGAGCTTCCGGTGGCAAGAAATCGCGTGTCAGGTCCGACTGACGCAAGCACAGCACCGCCCTAAGCGCCGTACCCGCTGTCAGCCGTCCGTTGGCATTCGCGCAGTACGATTCGTCCATGGCTAAACCCTCATCACAGCAGGCCCTGCTTTGGGTCGTCGCTGCCTGCTTTTTCATGCAGACGCTGGACACTACGATCGTCAACACGGCGCTGCCCGCCATGGCGCGCAGCCTTGGCGAGGAGGCGCTTGCGCTGAAACCTGTCGTGGTGGCGTACACCTTGACGATGGCCATGCTGACGCCGGCCTCGGGCTGGTTGGCTGACCGCTACGGGACCCGTCGTGTGTACCTGGCGGCAATCCTGATATTCGCGATGGGATCGGTGTTCTGCGCCATGGCGCAAACCCTGACGCAGTTGACCGTTGCGCGCGTGGTCCAGGGCGTGGGTGGGTCCATGCTGGTGCCGATCGGACGGTTGGCGGTGCTGCGCAGGGTGCCAGGCGATCAATACATTTCCGCATTGGCTTTTGTGTCGATCGCGGGTCAGGTCGGTCCTATTTTTGGCCCGACCTTGGGCGGCCTGCTGGTGCAGGTGGCAAGCTGGCATTGGATCTTCATGATCAATGTGCCCATCGGAATTGCCGGCTTGTTAGCCGTGCGGAGATATTTGCCTGAGGACGCGCTGTCTGACGTGGCGCCTTTCGATGTGCTGGGTTGCACCTTGCTGTCGTTGTGCATGGTGTCGTTTTCGCTCGGCCTGGACTTGCCCGCTGGCTCAGGGCGTATGGCGTGGTCGACGGGCTTGTTCGCGCTTAGCGCATTGACCGTGCTGCTTTACGTGATCCATGCGCGCAAACGTCAGAATCCGCTCTTCCAATTGCGCCTGTTTCGTGAGCCCAATTTCAGTGTGGGGCTGGTCGGGAATCTGGTGTGCCGCATCGGCAGCAGCGCGGTGCCGTTCTTGCTGCCGCTGTTGCTGCAACTGCAGCTGGGCTATTCGCCGTTGCAGTCCGGACTCATGATGTTGCCGGCGGCGATTGCGGGCACGATCACCAAACCCTGGATCGCGCCGCTGGTTCGGCGCTACGGGTATGACACCTTTTTGCTGGTCAACACGGTATTGGTCGGTGCATCCATTGTCTCGTTCGCGGCGATTTCGCCTGGATGGCCGTTGGCATTGCAGGTTGCCCAACTTGCCCTGTTCGGCGCGACCAATTCCATGCAGTTCGCGGCGATGAACAGCGTGACCTTGAAGGGGTTGAGCAAGCGGGATGCAGCCAGCGGGAACAGCCTGTTTTCGATGATCCAGATGCTGGCCATCGGGTTGGGCGTGACGATCGGCGGCGGGCTGGTCGGCATGTTCTC